TTCGTTCTCGGTGATCGCACCCGGCGCAACAGACGCAAGGAAGAGTCCAGCATCAAGAAGCAGGAGCAGAATGAATACTCCACGAAGAAGCGCCTTGCCCGTCTCATCAATGCGAACTTTACACACGGAGATATCCTTCTTGGCCTTGACTACTCCGATGCATCATACAAAAAGCTCGAGCGCTCCGCCCGGAAATCTGCCCCGGATTATGACAGCCTGCCCGAAGAGGATCAGCTGCGCTGCATCCGTGAAGCTGCCGCCCAGGAGATGGCGAACTATCTCCGCAGGGTGAAGCGTGCTCTCGAAAAGGAATGCCGCGCCGATGAGCTAAAGTACGTAGCGATCACATCCGACATGGACGGCGACACAAAGGAGACCGTGCGCGTTCATCATCACCTAATAATCCCGGCCTCATGCGAGCACATCATCCGCGTGAAGTGGGGACACGGCGGCACGTACTGCAAGCCGCTGAGCAAGCAGGAGGATTATATGCCGATAGCCGAGTATCTGATAGCCCAGGTGCGCGGGGAACTCAACGCAAAGAAGTTCGTATCGTCCCGCAATCTCATCCGCCCACAGCCGAAAGACCGCATAGCCGTGAGCGACGCCGAGATCAGAGTGCCCCGCAACTGCAAGCTCATTCAGCGCGCAGAGTATAAGCGCGGCGCGCCTCAGTACATCCGTTACATCCTGCCGGAGAAGAAAGCAGCAGACATAAGCAGCAGCGGCGGAGAGCCCGCCGCAGAAAGGAGCGAGACATGAAGAACAAAAGCAACATGGTTTACGATCACCTTTGCGCAGATTGCTACAGGAAGCTAAACACGCTATTCACCCTGCACGACATCCCGCCCATCCGCCAGCGCGGGGGCCGGGGCGCGTGCGGCATCTGTGATTTCCGAGGTGAGTTGACGGAGATCGAGTACGACAGAGTGAAAGACAAGCGGTCACCGGAAGAGCGGGCGCGGTTGCGCGCGGAGCTGAACGCACCGCCGAAGACCCGCGAGGAGATCAGGCGGCAGGAAGAACCGGCGCCGGCACCGAAGGACTACGGCTTCACGCGACAGACCTTCCTCGACCTCGCCGCGCTGGACAAGCTTTGACAGGAGGGCGGGGAGATGAGTAAACCGAGGTACGATTGGTGGGGCTATGTCAAGAAGACCCTTTACCGATATCCGGACAACCAGCGTCCGGCGGAGCGGCGCGCGATCGAGAAAGCAATCCAGACGACGCGCGACAGCTGCGCGGATGCAGACGAACGGCTCGAACTGGTCAGGCTGATATACTGGTCGCGCATTCGCTACAACATCCCCGGCGCGGCGCTTGCGCTGCCTGGCATATCTGAGGCGACGGCCAAAAGATGGCACCGCGATTTCCTTAAAGCCGTTGCCGGAAATTTAGGGCTTGTGGACGGCAGAAAAAAATGAGCCACGAAAGCCAAAAGAACTTGATATCATATCCGCAGAAGGTCAGATAATCCTCCCTTCCTTCTCTCCTTTTCTGCGGCAAAGCGGAAAGACGCTTGACAGCCCGGACAGACGGGCTTTTTTCACACCCGCAGGCGGTTCACCGAGCGGGTAAATGAATCCGGAGAATCCGGAGCCCATAAAAAAGGAGCGGGATCATGCAAAAGATGAACATTGTTTACAAGCGGCTCGATGAGCTGCGGCCATACGAGAACAACGCGAAGACCCACCCAGAATCGCAGCTGGCCAACATTGCCCACAGCATCGAGAATTACGGCTGGAAGCAGCCAGTGGTAATAGACCCCTACGGAGTCATCATCGTCGGACACGGGCGCGTACAGGCGGCACAGCGGTCAAACGTGCTGCGAGACCAGCTTGTGCCGTGCATTATAGCCGATGATCTGACCGAAGAAGAGATAGCACAGTTCAGAATCGTCGACAATAAGTCGGCGGAGTCCCCGTGGGACATGGACGCACTCGCAGCCGAGCTTGAAAAGGTCGACCTGTCGGGATTCGATTTTGATTTTGGGTTCGAGGACAAACTGAGCGCCGAGGTAGTCGAGGACAATTATGTGCCGGAGCTGCCGGAAAAGCCGAAAGCTCGAGCGGGCGATGTGTACCAGCTGGGGGGGCACAGACTGATGTGCGGCGACAGCACGAAACGCGAGGATGTGGAAAAGCTGTGCGCCGGCACTCAGATGGACTTACTCCTGACTGACCCACCATACAACGTGGACTACGAGGGCGCGGCCGGGAAACTCAAGAACGACCACATGGCAGCGGGCAAATTTCGCGAGTTTCTCACGATGGCGTTCCGGAATGCAGCTGCTGCTATGAAGCCCGGAGCGGGATTTTACATTTGGCATGCTGACTCGGAGGGATATAACTTCCGCGGGGCCTGCATGGATAGCAAATTCCAGATCCGGCAGTGCCTGATCTGGGTGAAAAATACGCACGTCATGGGGCGGCAGGACTTCCAGTGGAAACACGAGCCTTGCCTATACGGAGAGCGGGAGATTGAGGAAGATGAAATACCACTCGGCGATGAGACACAGCCGTGTTTGTACGGCTGGAAAGACGGCGCACGGCACTATTTCTTCAAAAACCGCAAACAATCCACCGTGCTTGAGTTCCCGAAGCCGGTAAAGAGCAAGGATCACCCGACGATGAAGCCTGTGCGCCTGTTCGACTACCAGATGCAGTGCTCGACGCACATCGGGGACAGCGTTCTCGACCTGTTTGCCGGGAGCGGGACGACGATCATCGCGGCGGAGCAGAACGGGCGGCGTGCATACTGCATGGAGTTTGACCCACACTACGTTGACGTGATAATTGACCGCTGGGAGAAATTCACCGGCGAGCGGGCGGTGCTGCTGAATGAATGAGTGGCAGGCGCTCGAGCGGTACAAGCATCTGCTGACGAAGCAGCAGTACAGAACGATAAAAGGCCAGCTCCGAGCGGGCGATGCCGCGGGAGCAATGCGGGGCCTGATAAAGCTGACAGGAGGAGGTGAGCCACGATCGCAGCCAGGAAGAAGCCCGGCACAAAAAAGAAACCGGCAGCCGGGGGGAAGCCCGGCACAAGAGGCAAATATGCGCAGTGGCGCACCGAGAGCGGGCTTGAGCTGCTCGCTGCCTGGGCGCGCGACGGCTGCACCGACGAAGACCTCGCAAAAAAAATAGGCGTCGCTCCATCGACCTTTTACGACTGGAAGCGCCGTTTTCCGGACATTGCCGAGGCAGTGTCCAAAGGAAAAGAAATTGTTGACATTAAAGTCGAGAACGCGCTGTTGAAGCGCGCTCTCGGCTACACGTATACGGAGGTCAAGAAAGAGGGCACCGTAAACGGCATAAAAAACGGCACAGCCAAGGTCACGGTGACAGAGAAAACCATGCCTCCGGATGTGGCTGCCATAATCTTCTGGCTGAAGAACCGCAAGCCGGACGTGTGGCGCGAAATCATAACCGAGACACAGGAGCTGCTTGAGGACGACGGTTTCCTTGAGGCACTGAACGAGAAAGCGGCGAGAATATGGCAAGACGAAGTGTAAGGAGCGCCGGATTCAAGTTTCAACCGTTTTCCCACAAACAGAAGCAGGTTCTGACATGGTGGATGCCGTCGAGCGGAGTTTCCGACTATGAGGGCATCATCGCTGACGGCGCGATCAGGAGCGGGAAGACGGTGTCAATGGCGCTGTCCTACGTTATGTGGGCAATGTCGTCGTTTCGGGAAGAGAATTTCGGCATGTGCGGGAAGACGATCGGCAGTTTCCGGAGAAACGTACTCGGACCGCTGCAGCGAATGCTGCGGACTCGGGGGTACAGATACGTCTATCACCGTGCGGACAATTACATCGAGATACGCCGCGGCTCGGTGATAAATTATTTCTACATATTCGGCGGCAAGGATGAAAGTAGCCAGGATCTGGTTCAGGGCATAACGTTCGCGGGCGTGCTGTTTGACGAAGTGGCGCTGATGCCTGAGAGCTTCGTCAACCAAGCGACGGCGCGATGCTCGGTCGAGGGTTCAAAGTTCTGGTTTAACTGCAACCCGGACAGCCCGGAGCACTGGTTCAAGAAAGAATGGATAGATAAGCTCGGCGAGGAGAGCGGGAAGCATCTGATCTATCTCCATTTCACGATGGATGATAACCTCTCTCTGAGCGAGGAGACAAAAGCCCGATACCGGGGGATGTACAGCGGCGTGTTCTA